ACCCAAAATAACAATTTGAGTAAATGACTTATAGTTCATTTTAATAACAGTTTGTTCAAACCATTTTTGTTGATCTATAGAAGATGAACTTTGATCTAAAAGACTTCCATTTCTATAGATTTCAAAAATATTTGGCTTTATCCCTCGTCTTACTTTATATTCTACACTTCCTATTGTAAATTCAATTTCCACCAAACAGTCTTTTTCGTTTGTAGAATTAATAAGTTGTGGTTTATTGATATTTCTAAATGCTTTACCAAAAAGAACAAAAGTTAAAGCATCCAACATAGTACTCTTACCAGCACCATTAGATCCAATAATTAAGGTAGTTAAACTTTTTTGGAAATTGATCTCAGTAAAGTGATTTCCAGTTGAAAGAAAATTTTTCCAACGAATCGTATCAAATAAAATCATAATTTTCGTATTCTTCTGGTGGTATTACAATGTCATTAGGTGTAATTATCGTGTATAAGTATCCGTGCAAATCGCATGATTTAATTATCAATTCATCATCAATTTCTATAACATGCATTTCAGGATAATCCATTTCTTCTAACATCATGGCAAATCTTACTGCATCATCCTCTTCTTCAAATAGATATAGAACTTGTTCTCCATCTTCATTTGTTGCGGAATATGCACCTTCCTGTTCTCTGCCATCGATTGTTAGTAACCACATCTTATATCATTTCGCAAGCTTCCTGATATATTTCCTTTATTAAATTTTTAATAGAAGATTTATCCAATTGAATTTCCGATTCTTGTATATATCTATTTAATATAGAAAGAGTATCTTCAGATTCAAATTCTTCAAAGTCATCAGACTCTACAATTTGGAAATTTTCTATGATTTTTAATTCTGCTACATTAGAAGAATAAATTTTATCTACAAACTTTTCAAATTGTTTAGGATCGGTTTTCTTTCTTACTACTAGTTTTACAATTTTATCTTTGTATTGTGTAGCGTTAAATGTTTGATGTGGGGTATCTTCATAATACATCACATAAAACATTCTATACGGATTATCAATTGGAGTATGCTCTAGTGTTTCCGTATCAAAAATTGTAAAACCTCTAGTATCGTTTAAATCATTCCAATATATTTCATATGGGTTTCCTAGATAGAATATTTTACCGTCTGTCGATCTAGTGTGATAGTGTCCCGAGAAGACACGTTCGAACTTCTCAAATAATTTGCTTTCCACACCATCTTCCATGATGTGTCCCTTATAAGCTGCAAATCCGTTGATTTCAAGGTGCCCCATCGCACACTTGCAAGATGTAGTTTTAATAAGTTTATAAACTGTTTCCTCATTTTCTTGATTTATCCAAGGCAGTAGTAAAACATCTAAATTTCCAATTTTTACTTCTGTTGGGGAATCGTATGTTTTAATATTATCATACGATTGAAGAAGAAGTTGAGGTGAATTTACATTATTGGTATTTTTATAGTAGCAATCATGATTACCAACAATCATATGAACATTATACTTTTTAAGTCGATCAAAAACGACTCGTTTTGCCCATTCAAGACTTTGATAATCTATTGATTTGCGACTGTCAAATGCATCTCCCATATGAATGACGGTATCGATCCCTTGCTCCTCGAGTGTAGGGAAAAATACTTCATCATAAAATTGCTCAAAATAATCGTGAAATAATTTTGATCCTTTTCTTGCTCCATAATGGGTATCAGTTATAATTGCTACTTTCATTATAAAAAATCAATACCTAAGTTTAGAATGAACACTATCCTTGATGGAATTATAGTCGCTATAGTTCTCACCGTCAATAGAATTGTCATCACAAAAGACTTCATCAAATCCAGTCTTCTCTAAAATTTTATTTTTAATTTCTAACTGACGTTTCTCTCTTTGAATGCGGCGAAGAAATGCGTAGTGAATAATTTGAGTAAAGTATGCAAAAGGATTCTGCGACTTCTCTGGATTGAAATTATGAATGTACTGTACACAATTTTCAATACCATCAGAAATCATATCATCTTTGAAAATATAATTAACAAAGTTTGGTTTGAATGAAAGGTGTGTGGCAATCTTCAAGAAACATTCACCCAGATAATTAGTGATTCTTGGTTTTGGATCTCCCCTTTCCTGTGCTTCTACAATTTCTTTTTTATACTGAATTAGAGCAGCAAGAAATTCCTTGTTATTGACGTAGTGTATCGACTTTTTTCTTTTAGTCATTACTTCGGTAGAAATCATATGGATATCTAATTTAATATGTAGATATTATAACATTTACAGTTCCAAATTACAACGCTTGACACACCCCCCCGAAACAGGATATAATTACCTTTGTCAGGTTTCAAGATTAATTTAATAACTATAGATTCTTATAGATCTTTTCTAATAGTTCTTTAGCATCATTTACATTCCCGATATATCCCATTCGTTTGGATATGTTGGGTTTTTTATTTTTTGAATTATAATGTTTTCTAACATAAGATTGATACATTGTTATCATCTCTATATCATTTGATTCACTTATAGTTAGAACTTTTTCTATATCTATAATAAACATATCTTCTTTTGTTGTCTTTAACCAAGGTTCAATCTTATATCCAGATCCATTTCTAGTTTGAACATTAGAAACTACTATGGGATTGGATAAAAGAAGAACTGTTTTATCTATTTCAAAAGAAGGAGAAACTTTTGCAAATATTTCTTCTCCAGAAATTAACTTTAATGTTGCATAAAAATCGTCTTCCATCATTGTTTTAAATTTACAGTAATTATTTCGTAATTAAAATTCTCTTCATTGTATATCTTAATTCTTTCTATAAAATGATTTAAAGTATAATTTTTTCTTGAATTATAAGTACAGTCATCAGCAATATCGTAAAGAACTGCTTTGGTTTTATTATTTCCTTTTCTTAAGACTCTACCTATACTTTGAAGATTTCTGATTCTTGATTTACTAGGAGATGAAAAAATAACATTATGTAAATTCTTAATATTTACACCTGTACTAAACACTCCATAAGAAGCAACTATTATCGCATTAGATTCAGTTTCTGTAATTGCTCTTACTTGCTCTCTTTCATCGGTACTAACACCACCATGAACAAAGAAAACTCTTCTGTTGCTAGTCACAGAACTATTTATTAAATTGAAAAGAGGTTCTCCATGAGATTCAACTCTAGAAAATAATACTAAAGTATTTCCTTTCAGATCTAATGCAAGATTTTTTATAAAGTTATTTCTTTTTTGATGAGTAATTATAAATTGTGTTTCGTCTTCATAGGTTTCAAATTTTTGAGATTTGTGTTTTAATACAATGCAACGAATATCCAATGCAGAAAGATGTCCCTGTTCCATCAATTCTGATGTTTTAGTTACCTTATATGATGGTCCAAATAATCCTTCAAGTACCCATTTATGAGTTTGAGTTCCATCAAGAGTTCCTGTAAACCCAAATCTATATTTTGCATGATGAAGTTTTGTCATTATATTAATTAATGACTTACTTTTGAATAAATGTGCCTCATCACCTATAATTACTTCATAATCTTCAAAAAAACTTTTCTCAAGTTTATATATCGATTGCCATGTAGTAACAGTTACAGGATGTGTATTATTCCTCTCTCTACCACCATAAATTTTATAACAATATGAATCTGCATCCCAACCATAGTCACGAAAATCTCCAACCATTTGTTCTACAAGAGATGTCGTTGGAACAACTAAAAGAATTTTTTTCCCTTTATCCACATAATATCGCACGAGGGAATAGATCATCAGACTTTTTCCTGATGCAGTGGGACTTATCAATAATTTTCTATTACACCGTAAGGCATCATATACTCCCTCTATTTGATACTCTCGTGGAGCATGAGCACAAATAGATCTCATATAATCTTTTACTCCATCATATGAAATCTCTTCATTTATTTCATATGGAAGTCCATAATACTTATTGTTCTTGAATGAAAAATTATATCCGTGACTTTTTAACTTTTCTGCAATCTTGTCAATTAATCCAACATAAATCTCACCGTTATGGACAGATAGCAATCTTATCTTCCCATCCCAGTGTCGATTTCTCATTTGCGGCATAAACTTCGAACCTTCCACTTCAAAAGTGAAATAAGGTTGAAGTTCATATAAAATATGAGGTTCACATTCAAGTTTAATGTAAACCTCATTCTTCTTCGATATTACTACATCACTCATAGCATAAATTATTGCTATGAATATTTATCACCCAAGTCCAGACTGGAATCTCATAAATTCGATACTATTTTTAATTTGATAAGTTCTATTATGTATCATTTTCAAAATATTCTCAATATATGAAATCATAACGTCATAATATTCAACTTTTAATGAAGATTGCGATAATCTTTCATCGGCATCCAAGTATTTCTGCAATGTATCTTTGTCTCTTATTTTTTT